TCAGTCTTTTTTGCCGCCGAGCAGGCTCTTTTTGAAGCCGTCGCTGATAACGGCGAGGTTATCGATATGCATCTTTCCGTTCTTGAATTTGAGCGTGAGCGAATCGGAGTTTCGCTTCATCGAGACAAAATCAGAAATATTGAAGCGCTTCTTCTTGCCGAACATGGTCGAATAGATATATATCCCCTCGCCCGCAGACACGACCTTTTGATCGAGCTGGCAGAGCATCGCCGCGGCACCGAAAAGCATACAGCCAAACCCCGGAATCGCAACGAAGAACTTTCCGGCGGCAAGCATCGCGACACAGACAGCGGCGCCGGCAATATAGACAGCCATGCCGAAGAAGAAAAGACATTTCGGAATATGTACTGCATATTTGGCATCACCGGGATCGCGTACTATACGAACGATAAAATATATCAGCAGAGCCGCAAAAACGACGGCGGCGACAAGAGCATAAATCATTCCGCCACTCCCTTAAAATATATTGAGATTCTTGAGCACAAATATCATCGAGATGACCCATGCCACATCGACAATATACGAAATTATCGTCAGCACTTTCAAAGACTTCGTACCGACCGCGATACCTATGACGCGGAGCACGAAGAACAATATTATCGCCACGGCGCTCGCTATCAAGAATCCGAGCATCACCGACGCGCTGACAAAGCTCGGCTTTGCGGCGTTGATTATTTGAACTATAAAAAATGCAACTGCGCCGACTATGTCAACAATAGCCGATATATTTGTTATTTTTGGCAGAACTTTGTTTTTCATATTTACGAGACCCGAAGTCTCCCTCACTCCTTTGAATCGGTTACGGGAAAATTCTATCACATAAATGCGATTTAATCAACAGCGGACAGAAAAAAGCGGCGGAATTTACCGCCGCGCATGATTAGCATACATTAATTATATTTAACTATATTCGCCTGTATCGGCTCTCCCCTACTAAACGAGGCGGCGTTTTCAAACGTGGTCTCACTTATCGATTCAAGCGCCTCGCGGGTCAAAAAGCCCTGGTGCGAGGTGATTATAACATTAGGAAAAGACAGAAGGCGAGCCGTGACGGAGGTTTCGAGAATATCGTCCTCGCGGTTTTCAAAGACATTGTGCGTCTCCTCCTCATACACATCGAGCCCGACGCCCATAAATTTATGCTGCCTTATACCTTTTATAAGATCGGGCGTGCTTATCAGCGCACCGCGCGAGGTGTTGACGAGAATAACGCCGTCCTTCATCCGCTCTATCGCGTTGATATTTATAATATGATAGGTCTCCTCGGTCAGCGGGCAATGGAGGGATATCAGATCGCTTTCGCCGAGAAGTTCATCGAGTTCGACATATCGAACGAAGTCGAGCGAGGGGTTCCGATACTTATCGCAGGCGATAACATTCATCCCGAGACCGCGGCAGGCGCGCGCAAACGATGCGCCTATCTTTCCCGTGCCGACGACTCCCGCCGTCTTGCCGCAGAAGTTGACTCCCGTCAATCCCATGAGGCTGAAATTGTTTTCGCGCACTTTTATATAAGCCTTGTGTATGCGTCGATTGACGGCGAACGCGAGCGCGAGGGCGTGCTCGGCTATTGCCTCGGGCGAATATCCCGGCACGCGCATAACGGAGATACCGTGCTCCTGCGCCGCCAAAAGATCGACATTGTTATACCCGGCGCAGCGCATGAGAATGAGCCTGACCCCGTTCTCGGCGAGGATATCCACGACCCGCCTGCCGACATCGGACGCGACGAACAGGCACACGGCGTCATAGCCTTTCGAGAGCGGCGCGGTGCGATAAGAGATATCCGTCTTGAGATAGTCTATTTCAATGTCGGGATATTTGCCCGCAAGCTTCTCGAACGCCTCGCGGTCATACGGCTTTGTATCATAAAAAAGTATTTTCATATAATGCGCCTCCGGCAGTTTTCTCTGAATAGTATCTGCCGGGCGAGAATGAATATTCGGGTTAAATAAGCACAATTTATCATAAAGAGTGAAAACAATGGGAAGAAAATGCAAAAAAGGCTTGACTTTTTCGAGCAAATATTATATGATAATCAAGCTGATTTGCGGATACAGCTTCCGCACGGCGAAAAAGATATGATCCATTAGCTCAGTCGGTAGAGCACTTGACTTTTAATCAAGGTGTCCGGAGTTCGAATCTCCGATGGATCACCAAAAGAGAAGCCTTGAAATTGTTGTGTATCAACGGTTTCAAGGATTTTTTCATTTCTATTTCAATGCGCTCAAAATGAAATCCGTAGTAACCCTGTAGTAACGGTCAATTTTTACCTGAGCAAACATTGCTTGATTTTCAAAGCATATAATGTTATAATACAACTAAAGAGCCTCCGGCTCTATATCCTATTTCGTGTGGCTCTCGGTCAGACCGAGGGCTGCGTTCTTTATAAAGCAAAAAACCGGGCAGAGGAAAATCCCCTGCCCGGTCGTTTTTAGTCCTAAGTTAGTCGCAAGTTACCCGCAAGTTAAATCATGCCGAGAAGCTTGAGCACCGCCACGATGATACCCGCGCCGTAAAGTCCGGGCATATTAAGCAGATTAAAAAGGATAGCTGTTATCATCACTCCGCCTCCTTGTCTGTGCCCGGGTCTTCAATCGCCGAGCCCTGCTCGTGCAGATATTTGTCTGCGGTCTGTGCCGCCTCCGTGAAGCTGTTGTTTTTCCAATATGCAGAGATTCCGACGAGCACCGAGAACACGATGCTGACGATAGTGTAAATCTCGTTGTAGTCGGCGGGAATCGGTGCTTTTCCGGCGGCGGAAAGAGCCATGTTGACGAGCGAGATAATCAGCAGGATGCCGCGCGCCCATGTGCCCGCTTTAACATTGCCGATGTTTGCGAAGATGTCTTTAATTTTTGCCATTTTAATGACCTCCTGATATATGTTCTATTCCCTCATGCGCCAAAAAATCGCGCTGCTCGTGCTTGATTTTCTGCGCATAGTCTAAGGCTGCGTGCATATCGCCGTTGCAGTGTGCGTCCGGGATTCTCTGGACGGCTTTCGCCGTCGCTTCGCCAAGAGCGATTGATGCCGTTGTGCTTTTTAAAAGCATATATTCAAAATCTTCGTGCTTTTTTTCCTGTACCTGCCTTGCCGTGTCGCGCTTGTCAATGTGTCGTTTAAGCAGCCACACAAAAAAGCCTGTCAACGCTGTAGGCAGACCGCAGGTCAGCGCCAATTCCCAAGCCGTCAATCCACTACCTCCAGCGACACAACGGCAACCCAGCTGACAATATCTGTTAGCAATGCTTCTGTCACACCGTTATTTTTTTGAATCTTCCCGACCGTGTGAGTCCGTGCGAGCTGTTCGCGCGGTATTGCCGCACCGCGAGCCGATGTCAGACCGCCATAGACCGCGCCGGATTTGATTTTGACCTTGCTGCCGACAGCGACGGTCTTTGCAGACGACTGCAAAACAATAAGGTCGGCGGTATAGACCCAGCTGTTTATCTCCTTGAGCAGTGCCTTTTCGCCGTTGACTGATTTGACCGTGTGCTTTTTAAGCTTGACCCACATCGGTATCTTCTGCCCGGTGGCGTACTTGCTGCCTTTTATCTTGATGATATCGCCCGCTCTGACGGTTGCCGCTGTAGGCTTGTCCTCGCTCGGCTTGACTGCCGGAGCGGACTTTTTCTTTATGCCGTAAAAATTGGCAATGGCGGAGACGATAGCCTCTGCGCACTGTCTCTGTCCTGCGGCGGTCTCAACGTGCTTGCGGTCGCTTGCGGTGTCGATAAATACGGTCTCTATCAGCAAAGACTCGCATTTGCAGGAGCGGACAAATCCAAAATAGTCCGTGCCGTTTGCAGGATTGATTTTTATCTTGGCGCCTCTGTCGCGAATGCCGAAAGTGTTAGCAATGCTCTTGCTGATTGCCGCCGCGAGTTTCTTCCCCGTCGAGCTCTTGTGCTTGTAATAGACCTCCGAGCCTGTGCCGCCTGAAGCGTTGAGGTGGATTTCTATCGCGAGGTCATAGCCGTGTTTGTTGACATGTGCTATTCTGTCGGTGAGATAGAGCGTCGCGTCGTAGTTGATAACATCAGCTGTGCAGGCGTAGCCTTTAAAAATCTCGCCTATGTACTTGCCTATCTCGCGACCGATTTTAAACTCCTGATAGTTTCCGCCGAGTGCGCCGCTATCGTAGCCGCCTTTGGCTGATTTTCCGTGACCGATTGATATGCAGATATTCATTTACTCTGCCTCCTCAAAATATATTCCGACGAGCTGCGACGGTACATAGTGCAGTATAGTACCTTGACCGTTGCTGTCGTCGCGTATGCACTTGTATGTTTTGCCGCCGTCGAGATAGTACTTGTCTTTAAAATACCTCATGCCCTCGGCGGCAGTTATCGGATTATCTATCGTGCCGTCCTCGTCGACCGTCACACGCTCCCAGTGTGCGGGAGTCACACTCGGACGCCATGTGGGATTGGCGGATATAGCGTTGTAACAGCGATATAAATTCCCGCCGTCGCGCACCCTGTCGCCGATAGAATAATCCTTTTCGCCGCTCCACGGTTCAAATAGGCTGATACTTGTCAGAGCTTCGGCGTTTGTCAGCTTCGCGGCGGCTCTTGTTATCATCTCGCGGAAGCGTTTTGCCTGCGTCCTCGTCATATATCCGCACCCCCTGTGATAATATCCAGCGCCTCGTCAGCCGATATGTCCTCGGGCGGCTCGGCGGCCGTCCAAATCTGCTTTATCTCGGATTCCGTCTCCGTCCATGACTCGGTGTAATATCCGCCGTCAGACGGATATTCTGTTAAAATTATCGGCTTGTAGCCGTTGGCGAGGTATATTGACGGGTCGTTTGTAAACACGTCGCCTTCCGCCGTTTTTATCGGTCGCGGCGCTCCTCTGAGCTCACCGTTTACCAGTTTTCCGTACATTTAATCACCCCCAAGTAAAGCTACCGCTGCCTTGATTGTAAAATGATGTTTTGCTGATAAGATCATAAAGGCACGGAACACCATCGGCATCAAGACACGGTTTGAAATCGCGGATTTTTCTGCCGCCATCGTATATCGCGCATGAGTACAGTTTCATACGGGCATATCCATCGACAGCCGGCGAATTGCGCGCAAAAAGATATAGATTTCGCGCATCCGCCGGAAATGTTGTTTGCGACGGGTCCGCTTTTTTATACTGTATACCGTCCATCTCGACCGTGTATTGCCCATCCGCATTGAAATGATATACATGTCTGTCTGTATCAGCCTTTTTAAAATATTGAATTGCGCTATAGCCGCAAACAAACCATACCGCGCCATCAGGCGAACCATAACTGGATATCGCCAAAACCATCAGCTGATAATTTTTATATGGGTCGTATACAGTCGTCAAGTTCTGAATGATACTCGCATCGACAAGGCAGAAATCTGCTGACATTCCTATGCTCGCTGAAGCTTTTACTCCGGTGTCAATGCGCTGACTGCCTGACGTTTGTATATACTCTACTGCCGTAAAACCGTCAGGGAGACCTACACTGCCGCCTGATTTTTTAAGTGCCATTAGTCTGCGCCTGTTCATGTGCCCTCACCGACCTTCTGCGCCGCCAGGATTTTGTCTTTGAAGCTCAGCTCCCATGTCTCGCCGTTTTTGAAATCGGGTGTAGTTCCGATATATTGGGTTGTTGTCGGCAGAGTAACCGTGATATCGCCGCTCTCGGCAAAGCTCAGGCGCATCCAGCACTCGAAGTTGCTTGTCGGATATGTCAGTGTTAGGGTTGTGACATCCGTAAGCCGGTACTCGGTGTTATCGGCAAGGGCTATGTTTGAGCCTGTGGTGACTTGCGCAGATACTGCTTCCGGCGTATAGCCGAGTGCAGTTATAACATTGGCTTTTGTCACGTTTGCGTCAGAGCCTGGGTCTCCCTTGTCGCCTTTTTCGCCGCGCGACGGTTTGCCTGTATCGGTAGTGTCTAAGTACCAGTTGCCGTTTGCGCCAATAGTCGGCGTTATACCGTTTGCGCCGTCTTTGCCGTTTGCGCCGTCCGCACCTTTATCACCTTTGAGCCCGACATCAGAGCCGTTATATTGGAGCTTGCCGTTTGAAGCAGAGAGCTTGTCGAGTGTGCCTTTGTTGGCGTGCGAATGCCGTGCGGCGGTGTTAAGAGCTATTTCGGCGGCAAGGCTGTGACTCAACCGCTCTGTGCCGTCGGGGATTGACACCTTTGCAGAGCCGGTTATCATCGGTGCATAGCCGACTATCTCGCCGTCCGCAAATGCGACAAGCTGTGCCGCCATGTTGCCGGGCTCGGGCACAACATCGCTCGTTATTTTGACCGTCACATAGCCGTCCGTAGGGGTCAACAGCTCGGTTTGCAAATGCTCCCCGACCGTCGACTCAAAGTAGACACGATAGCTGTCTGCGCCCTCAAGCTCTGCCGGGATAGGCAGAGCGAGCAAGGTAAAGTTATTTTCGGCGCGGTAGCCTACGTCGTAGCCACGCGGGCGGGCATAGTCAACCGTTATTGTTCTTGTCTGCATCTTTTTCCGCCTCCCCGTTCTCGCCCTCTGTGGGCGTTTTTTCGAGCTCTGAGAGCATATCGGACAACAGTTCGATTTTGCCAAGCTGTTTAATAAGCTCCGCCCTGACATATTCAAGACGGCTTGTCAGCTGTTTTGTTTCCTGCTCGAGCTGTCGTGCGGTCTCTCGAGTTGTGCCGAGCCGTTTTTCAAGTTGAGCTTTAGTCATATAAACCTCCTTATTATACAAAAGCGAGTTTTTTCGAACCGGTTGTATTTGACCAAAATGTTATGCCGCTCTGAGTAAATGTCAGTCTGTACACGTTGCCGCTCGGGTCTTTTAATCTGACTTCCGCCCGGTCGCTCTGCGCCGCGAAAACATCAGCACGAACATAATCGTTTCTCTGCGTTGTGTTGTCTCTCACACGCACGGAAAAGGCAGGAACTCCTGCCACTAACGACGCGCCGAAGTCTGTAGTAAATTTGACCAGCTGCGCATTAAATCCTGTAGCCCGATATGCGAGATATTCTCCTGTGTCGGTCGGATATCCCATTTCATTGACAGACAGCAATCGGCGAATATATGTCGCATCATACTCTACGCGCATGTAATCATAAGTCCATGCCTTTTCCATCTCAGAATACGGCTTTGCAGTGGTGTCAAAGTCGCGACCATTATTAAGCGATTTTCCGAACCTAAAACCTCCGTTTGAATGACCGCCAAGCGAATAATCGGCTGATGCAAAAGTAGCGTACAAAAGGACATCATCAACGGATTTATATATCAATGTATTTCCGACGCCCATGTACTTTTTTTCAGCGTCCGAATTGCTGCCCGCGCCCTGATAAAGTTCGATAGAACCTGACGATAAATCAACTCGATATCCGTCAGAACTTTTAACAGACAACATTCCGCCGTCAAGGTTTATATCGCCGCCGGTGATGTTGATGTCAGAGGCTTCGATGTGTCCGGTGTCCAAGTTAAAAGAAAACTTCCCGGTCGGCGACGAAAGGATATCCGTCGTGATATAACTCGCGGAAATCTTGTTTGCGGCAATGCTTCGGATAACCGCGTCACCGTCTTTTGATACACCGTACTCCCAGTTCGGGGATCCGTTGTTCCAACCGTTATTAGTCCAGGCATAACCACCGGCGTTGCGGCAGTAGATAGTGTTGCTCCCCTCGAGCGTAGGCTTGTCGTGGTAATAAGTAATTACCGCGCCGCTGCTGTCTGCTTTCCGTGTGACATATAAGCCCATACTATTCGCGATGGTCTCATTCAGTGCGAGTGTCGCCTGTTCGTAGTCGTTGATTTGCGCCGCCTGTTGAGCGCGGGTCTGCTCGAGTACCGCCTGCTGCTTCGGTGTAAACGCGCCCATTGTGGCATATCCCGACTGCGTTGCCGTTTCGCCCTTGCCCTCGAGCTTCGTACAGCGGTTTTGTGACTGCCACTTGACATTTGTCAACACGACTTTCTTCGTCCCCTGAGCCGTCTCAAAGTTCATCACATCGAGCGGTCTGAGGTGCGGGAAAGAGTGTGTAGTGCAGGACATAGGCGTGTATGTAAGACTGCATCGCGCGGTTTTGAGTTCCGTCACCAGTGTGCTGAGATTCATATCGCTCTGCACAAGAAGATTGCCCTCGATGTTAAAGGCATAGTCCTTTGTGCCCGCGAGGTATTCGGTCTTGTTCTCATCGTTTCCGACGATGCGCACGCCGGAAAACACGATGTTATTTTCGGCAAAGTCTGTATTGCCGGAAGTAAAGCGATCTGAAGCTTTTATAACCGTGTGCTTGGCATTTGTCGCATACCACCCGCCTGTCAGCTTGCCGTCATAGTCGATATACAAGCTCACGCCCATAAGCTCCGCAGCCCAGACAAGCACCTGACGATAGGTCAGGTTGTCCGCCTTCGGGCGTTTAGGTATCGACACACCCCGATGCAGCGTGTTCGTTGGGAGCTTCTGCGACACCCCGCACTTTGTGCAGGCATCGGCGACTATCTGATACAGTGTTGCAGGATAGGCAAGCTCAGTATCATAGGCTCGGTTAAACTTCGCCATGCGGTCATAAGCCGTTATTTTGATGCTTCGGAGCTTGCGCGGAGGGCTGTCCACCGTGTAATAGCCGATAGGCACGGTCTCCGTTGTCGAGCCCGTCGGAAAGCTTGTAGTGACATACAGCTGCGCGCCTTCGAACACCTTGTCGTCAAACGCGCCGTCGGTATTCTCAAGAGTAAAACTCAGCTCTGACATACACGCCGAGCCCAAATCAAGCTTGCTGCCCGTGACACTTGACCAGTCCACCGTTACCGCACCGATGATGTCCTTGTCGGTGATATTAAATGCCGTGCCCTTGGTAGGCGTACAGAGGATATTGACGGACTGCACCACATCCTCTCGCAGAGCAGCAAGCCCGGCAGAAGTTATTGGATACATAACATCACCCCTTTCGCGCCACGATTTTAAAGGTCACATTGTCAACAACATTCAGACTGCTGTTGTACAGCGGCGCACTTCTGTTGCCGACATAAAACTCTTTTGTCACATATCCGCCTTCGAGCATATTTAAGTACTTGACCGTTATATACTCCGGGTTGAACATTTTCAGGATCTTGCTCGCGTTCGCTATGGACAGCCCGGAAAATTTAAGCGTTACCGCATCGGTCTGCCCTATACGTTTTTTATGCATGACGACATCTTCGGTACGCCCTGCATCGCTGGCCGAAGCGTCCTCAAGCTCCCATTTATATCCGTCCTCCGAGTCAGGATATATCGGCATAGTTACGCCGTCCACGGTAGCTATCGGATTGTCACCGGGATTAAAAGCGGTTGCCACTGCTGTTCACCTTCTTTCTTGACATAAAAAATGAAATATGATAGATTAAAAAGAAAAAAAGGAGAAAAATAATATGGATAATGTTCTTTTTGGACTTGGTCTTTTATCTGCGATAGGCGTAATCGCCTTTTTAGTAATTGCAGTTGTGCGGATCTTCAAGAAGAAACCCCGTAAGAATTTTGTCGTTGCAGCTTTGATTTGCTTTGTTGCATCTACCATATTCATGTTTTGCGGAGCGCAAACCAACTACAACAACATGACCCCCGAAGAAAGATCTGAATATGATTCAAAGCTTGCCGCCGAATCACAACTTAAAGAAGAAAAGAAAGCAAGCAAAGATAAAAGCAAGACGAGCGAGCCGCCGATGACAGAAGCCGCTGTGTCGCAAAATATTGGCGACGTCTCAGTCCAAGCACTTAAGCTCTATGCTGACCTCTCGGATGAACAGGCTCAAAAAGTTATAAACGACTTCAAAAAAGTGGGAATTTCCACTCCGATTTACTTTGAATCATTATCATCAAACTCGACAGATAAAAGCTTTAAGTTTTCGAACGATAAGATATCCGGAACGCTTGTCGTTTCCAATGGAAAGACGAGTTACATTTCGAGCGGCGGAGTCGAACTGTTTAACTCCAAAAAAGGCGGAGCCCTCGCAAACATTGAAGATTACTATCTCAGCTCTTACGAGTCAAATTATTACAAGGGCATGGCAGAACAACATGTTAAGCAATACCTCAAGACCCCATCAGCCGCGTCGTTTCCCGACCTCACGGATACAAGCGCATGGATTGTATCGCGCTATAAAGACACCGTTACGGTCAGCGCATGGGTTGACTCACAAAACTCCTATGGTGCACTGTTGCGCAGCGATTTTGTAATTCAAATGTCCTACGCTTCACAGGGAACAAGTCTTACATATGCGGAAATTGAAGATAAAGTTCTCTACGGTTCCTTTGTTTCATATTGAAAGCAGCCCCTTTCAGAGGGGCTGCTTTTTATATGTCGCATGGAATAACTGTTCTTCCGCTCTTTTGATTATATCTCTGAACAGCGGTTACTATAGCCTCTCCTTTTATCGTACCGTCAGGAAGCACGACCTGTATATGCCAGTCGCCGCCATCACTGCCGCGGCTTTCTTCCTTGACGACCTTTCGCAGTAAGCTCTCCGGCGTTTCGATATTCGTGCCGTTTTTCTGGTCGCCGAGCATCGCAATAAACTCTCTGTTCGGCGGAATTACTGCACCAGTTGCAAGCTTTGGAATTTGAGGTATCGATATGTCGCGCAAATCTGCAAATGGCGACAGGCCGAGTATATTTGCATTTCTCAGCTTATCGATCGACTTGTTTATGGCATTAAACGGTATTGCAACAACCTTGTTTATACCCCCGATTATTGCATTAACAACAGCTTTGAATGCTGCAGTTATGCCCTCTTTAATGCCGTCAAAAATTTTTCCGCCTACACTGAAAACATTTTTGACTGCTGTCCACGCTTGTGTAAACTTATCCTTAAACCAAGTTACAACAGGTGAAAAAGCCGTTTTAACACCCTCCCAGGCGTCCTTCGCCTTTGATTTCAAGCTTTCCCACATTCCGCCGAAGAAGTTGGAAACCGGGCCAATTACGGTTTCTTTAAACCATGATCCCGCTATGTCCCAAGCCGCTTTTACAATTTCCCAACAACCCTTTGCTATAACGCCGATATCGTAGAAAACATCGTCGAACGTCTGTTTTACGCTACCAAACAAAGTTCCAAACCATTCAGTAGCGGGAGAAAAGACGTCTTTGATTTTATCCCATGTTTTTGAAAACGTTTCTTTTATCGGTTCGGAAACATTGCTTTTAAACCATTCACCCAAAGACGACCATTTTTCTTTTATCCAGTCATACGCCTTTTTAGCAGCCGCTTTCACTTCGTCCCAATAGACTATCAGTAAAACCACCGCCGCAATTGCCACGGCTACCGCAGCAACCACAGCAACACCTACGGCAGTCGCAGCTCCGGCACTTGCGCCAAGCGCAGTACCTAATGCAGTAAAAACACCTTTGATGCTCGCGCCTATTGTAGACAGCTTGCTCACGAACTTTAAAGACTTAAAAGCGGAAACAATTCCCCCGAGGTCTTTTATCTTTTTGAAAAGCTTGGCGCCTTCAAAAATAAGTAGGAACGAACCTATTGCAGTACCGGCTCCGATAAACGCCGGTTCCCATTTTTCAAGCTCTTCTCTGACCTTCTTGAATTTCTGCTTCAGCTCCTCTGCGCGCTCTGCAAGCTTCGGGTCAATAACATTGTTAGCGTTAGACAGCGGGCTGTTGAAATTGTTCCCCCCGCTTGATACCGTTGTGCTGCTTCCGCCTCCGCTGCCGCTATCAGATCCGGTATCCGGCGTTCCGAGACGATTGATTTCATCGATGCCGAGCAAAGCGTTTTTATAATCCTTCGCCTTTTTCGCCGCACTGCCGAGGTTTGTGGACACTTGCTGTGTGCTATTGGCAAGCTTGGCGGTGTTTGACGATGTCCGGCTCGTTGCACTCGACGTGCCGAACAATATAGCCATAACTTGCCCGGCTTTTTCGGCGAGAGCGGTCAATCTTTCAAGCAACGCCGTGACCTGCGGAATACACTGCTGCAAAGCCGGCGCAAACATCGACCCGAGCGCACTTGACAACATTTTTGTCTGAGCTTTCAAAGCGGCCTGCGCTCCTGCGAGTGTGTTCGCATATTTCGCGGCATCTCCGGTCTGGAATGCCGTCTCCCGCATGATGCCCTGTGTCGTGGCTATGCGCTTTTCTGCGTCGGTCAGCGTTGCTGCAGTCTTGCCTATCGATGCCGCATATTCATCCCATATAATGGACAGGTTTTTTGTAACGCCGGCGTTGTCGACAAGAATGCTGTTTTCGTTTTTGATACCTTCGGCTGCGCTCTTGATGGCTTCGCCCATCGTCATACTGCCCTGACGGTTAAATGCCGCCGAGTCTTTCAGGTTGGTCAGTATGGACTGTGTCTGCTCGTCGGAATACCCTGCCGCCGCGAGTCTCTTATACGCGGTGTAAGCGTCCATCATCGGGATAAGACCGTCTTTGGTATACGATTTAAGCCACGCTTTCGCGGCGTTCAGGTCTTTTCCCTGCGCGGTCAATATGCTCGACAAGCCCATCTGCGCGGCTTTGTTTTCCGCATATGCGTCCGTCAACTTCTTGACCTCGCTTACTACTTCCCGTATGACCGCAACGGCAGCGGTAGTTTTTATGCCTGTAAAAAGCTTTCCGACACCCGCTCCCGTGCGCGTTGCCTGCTGTTCAAGCGACCCCAGCCTCTTGTTCGCCTTATCAATCTTGGCGTTAAAGTCCTTGGTGTTTGCTGTAATCAGCACTTGCAGTTCTTCAACTGTCATTTTTTCTCACCTGCCCTGTGCCTTGCGGCGTTTTTTGATTTGGCATAAGCGGACATCCGAGCTTTGATTACCATCCACCCCGTTTGCTGCATGCCGAAAGCTGACGGGAACGCCTTTTCAAGCGTAGGATATTTTTCCGGGTCGTTAAACGCGAAAGAATTAAGCCGCCCGAGATTCCATATCAGCTGTAACTGCCATTTACGCCGCTCATTTTCCGCCTTTTGCCTTGTGGATATAAGGTCCTCAACCTCTCCGGCCGACATGCTCCAGAATTCGTCCGGGGTTATCCCGACCGCAAAAGCGCGAGGTTTGAGATCCGCGACCCACTCGGTCGCCGAGGAGAAGATTACTCTATCTCCTGCTCCTCCCGCTCCATGTCCGCTATCTGTTCCGGTGTAAAAAAACCGGACACCTTCATAATGCCGAGGAATGTGTCCGCTCTGTCCTCGAGGGTAAAGCCCTCGGCTTCAAGCGCATCGATGAGCTCATATGTCTTGGGGAGCGTCATATTCGCCTGGTATTTCTGCAGCGCGCCCCAGAGGGTCACTGCAAAGACCTTGGTGTATGCCAGCTTGTCAAGAGCTTCAAGCAGGCTGCAGCCTATACGGTCTTCCACTTCGATTTTTGTCGCCGTCGTGAGCTTGAGCTTGTACTCCTTCTCGCCGGCGGTCAATCTATAAAAAGGTGCATTACACGCAGTAAGCATAGTTGTTGTCTCCTTATTTTAAATTTTCGGCGGAGTTTCCCCCGCCGATGTGTTCTTTAGCCGCCGGACGAGGTATATTCCTCTATATCCGACGATGGAGTGATTTTTGCAGTAAAGGTCAGCGCCTCTGCGACGCCCTTTCCGGGCATCGAAAGTGACACTCTGCCTGTCCATGTGAAACCGGAACCGTCCGGGAACAGCAGAATAAAGGTCTTGTCTGCATCCTTAGCTCCCTTGAGGGTCGCCCAGTTCGTGCCGGTCTTCATACCCTCATAGCCGAAAGTAAACGCCATATCCCCGGGGTCGGAAAGCCCGGGCTTATACTTTCTCTGCGTGTCCTTCATCGTGGTCACGTCGATTTTGTCCGATTCGCCGAGCATATCGGGAAAATCAAGCATACCGGGAACTTCAGCTGCCGCTTCTGCGCTCGCGCCCATTTTCAGAATCACGCCTATAGAAGTCTGATAATCTTCCATTTGTACTTACCTCCTTATTAACTGCGGTAAAACCGCTTCGTGTTGTTGTCGTAGACTCCGTTATAAAGCAGGACGGTGCGGTATAACACCGTACCGTCCTCCTGTTCGTCCTCAAGGTGGTTAGGACTGCCGCGAAGCAGACCGAGGCGGAGCATTGCATCGTCGACTTGCCTCTCAACCTCGTTTCTGCCCTCCGGCGTCGCCATCCACACCTGGATCTGCACGGCGATCCGGGAAAAATGATCCGGACGCGAAGAGGATGGCATTTTAACGGAGTTATCCATCTGCTTTATCAAACCGTGCCGTTCAAAACTCTGCGGATATTCCGCAGACCATTTCACGCCCGGTACAGCGAGTGAAAGCACATCATGAGTCACCTGTTCGATATCAACCATTTTTCTGACCGCCTTTACGATTTATTTCCTGCTGTATCGCGCGCTTATAGCACTCGAGTATTGCCTCGCGATTGTTTATAAGCGCAGGATAAAGATACGGCTGCGCCTTTTGTCCGCTTATCATTCGCCAGCCGACAGCAGGGATTTTGCCGCGCCACTTGTCCGCCTTGTAATGGATCCCGCCCGGGAGCTCATAAGGATATGTGCCGTTACCTTTAGGACCCGTACCGAATTCCACATAGGCGGCGTATTCAACATTGGTCAATACGCTGCCGATATGCTTGCTACCCTCGCGCTTGTAGTCGGTATGCAGCGACGCGCGCAAGTTGCCGTTATCTACCGGGCACAGCTCTTTCGCACTGTTGTTGACTATTCGCGCCGCTTCGCGCGTACCGTTTGATATGGCGGTATCAGCGCCGCCGAGCTTTGCGAGCTTTTTTGCCAGCTCACCGAGACCCTTAACCTCAATGCTCATGGCTCACCGCCTTGCAAAGATACAGCGTGTGGCTGTCGTGCGGCTGGATCTCGGTGATTCGGTAATAAGCGCCACCGTATTTCACATAGTCGCCCTTCTCGACAGCGAGCGTATCGGATGTTGAAAAGGTGGCGTCTTTGTTGCACTGCAGCCCCCATTCCTGCGCCTGCATAGCGTCGGTAACGAGTCGGAAGTTGACAGTAAAAGAGCCCGCAGGTGTTTCTGCGGGCTTCACTGTTTCGCTGCCGAGCGTTCCTGTCTGTTTGACGGCTTTATAATGCTCGACTGTTTTGTCCTGAAATACGGCGCGCTGTGCGCGTCTGAAGGCGTCGGGGATCTTCACCAGAAAAGCCTCCTCCACTCGTTGAGCATCACCTTTTCGCTGTCGCTCAGTTCCGCCGTTGTGGCGAGGTCTGAGTCGCTGTGCTTAAAGCTCACGCTCTGGTCGCCGTCCGTTATGCTTGCAACGGTCTGCGCCGCATCGGTAGAGCCCGGCTGCTGCGTGCGGTAACGCTGCGCGGCTATCTCTGCCACAAGCAGATCAAGACCGGGGACAAGCTCACGCCGCTTGGTATATCGCAACACCTTTGACTCGACGCTGTCCAGCAGGTACCGGGCAGCCGGCAGCGACATTTCCTTACCCAACATCACGCGCATCCGGGCTATGAGGTCGGCCTTGTTCTGCTCCGTCATATCAGCCCACCAGCCTTGCGGTCATGTCGCTGTCAAGGGTCTTGACACCGTACAGGATATCAAAGCTGACGCGGTCGGTCTTGTGCTTGATGTCGTAGTCATATACGACTCTGATAGCAAGACCGTTCCTGCTTGACGCAATAGCCGCATTATTCGCGCCCATAGGCAGCTCAAGCTGACGGGTGACGAGCGCAAGGCCGTTGCGGTGGAATGCGAGGGAATGGGTCGTTTTGACGAGATATACCGTAACCGCCGCATCCGAAGCAATGGTGCGATGGATAGGCTGGTCTATCGCGACCTCAGCGACCGCGCCGCTTGCGGCAGTTGCATCGGCGGCAAATCTGTAAAGATAGCCGTCGAGGATAAAGCCGTCGCCCTTTTTAAAGGTGCCGGTCGTCGCAGTGACATCCGAGAGTGCGACCTTGGTCTCGCCGGCGGTGCAGGAGACTTTTGCAGCGGTCGCAGTGCCCGCAGTTGCCGCGAGGGTATCGGGGGCATTCTGCGACATATAGGTGTCAAGACCATAGATAGAGCCGAGCTCTGCTGAGCGCAGGGCGTCGGAGTTGCCTGCATATGCGACCTTTGAGAGGTTTTCCGTGGTCAGATAGCGATACTTGTGCGTCGGGTTGACGAGCAGTCTGCGCTGCTGTATCGGTACGCCCTTGAGGTCAAATGCCTTGGCAATGTTGGCAATGTCCTTGAGGTCGGCCGCGTTCGCGGTGCCGCTCACGGTGTTGCCGGCGTTTGCGATGCCTTCGGCGATAATATCGCTGTCGATAGCCTGGGATATGGCCTGCACCGCAGGAGAGATGATCTGCTCAGAAAATGACTTGATGTCGAGGGTCATTTCCTTGGAAGTGACCGGAACGGTGACATCACGGAAATGGTCAAGGGTCACCTTGACGCTGCCCTCGTTCACGTTCTGGTCTACGGTCTCGCCGACGAAGTTCTTCGCGGAAAACTTCGCGGGCTTGCGGATGGTGATAGTATCACCGACGTGTGCGAACTCCTTGGAATAGTCCTTGTGGACAAGGTCGGCAGCAACGAGATTGTTCTCGAGCACCATAAGAGCCTCGTTCGCGACTATCTGAGGAGTCAGGAATTTGTTTGACATTTGTTAAATCCTCCGTTTTTACTGATTTTTGCGCCAATTCACATAATCGGCATAGTTCTCGGGGGCTTCGCCCGGTTCGGGGTCTCCGCCGCCGTGGTCGGGGTCTCCGCCCCTCTGTCTGGTTTCGACTTTGTCAAAAAGATAGGCGTCGCTTTCCCTGATTGCTTTGAGCTGATCGTCAAAGCCCTCGAGCTTGCCGTCTTTGTCGAGTTTCACACTGCCGGGTGTTATCAAGGCTTTTATAGCTCTTGCGTTCTTGCCTTTGGCGGCTGTAATAGCGGCATCGATAGCGGAGTCAAGTTTCATGGCAGCGATATCGCTGTCATACTTAGCCTTAGCCTGCTTGTTCTCGTTCTGCAGCTGTGTAATTGTAGCCTGCAGTCCGGCGGTATCAACCTTTTTGAGCTCTTCAAGCTGACCGTCCCGCTCTGCTATCTGACCCTCAAGGTTCTTGACCTTGTCGGACTCGGCGCGAAAATCTGTTTTTGAAACAAAGTTCTTGCCGATATAGCTCGCTATCTTCTTGTCGATGTCCTCGGTGTGTGCGTCGCCTAAAATGTCTTTAAGCCAGTCCATGTCTGTCCTTTCCCGCGCTCCCTTTTTACTTGGCCAGTCCCAATATTGCGCGACACCATTTTGCTCCGGGTGGCGGATAAATTTGGATATAAAAACAGCGCTTTGCATTTGACTGCAAAACGCTGTAATTATTATGTTGTGATATGACAAAACCGCCTCGCTTTCGATTGGCGGCTTATTATTTATTATTGATTCTCTTCATCAAGAGTATCTTTTCCGAAAGCTTTTATATAGCTCTCGGTGAGGTCTTTTATGATAATCGGGGCTTCTTCTTCGTCCAGTATTCCGTCGAGGCGACCTTTGAGCAAATCTTCATAGTAGAGATAGAGCTCGTCGCTCATAGCTTCGCTGAGATCGTTGTTGTCCACTTCCCACTTTATCAGCGGAAGCACCGCGTTAAGACGTTCGGCTTCTTCAAGGATATCCTGATTGAACTCCGGAAGATATGAATTTTCAAGCAGGTCTCCGGTTTTTGGCTGTATACCTGTGCGCAAACGGCTTTCAAGAATTTCTGTTGCTCCCTGATAATCAAGGTCGTATTTCATTTTTCCTCATCCTTATCCTTCTTTTCCAAACATCGCCTTCAACCATTTTATTTGAAACAACATTTATTTCAACATCTGGATGAAGATCTTTAAATTGTTGCATTACCCCCTTACAGCTATCACACATTCCGCGTTCGGAAAGCATGCATATCTTTTTAAAGGGGTTTGATTCATACAAATCAGCAAAAAACTCAAAGAGCTTCGCTTCAGTATCATTGTAAGTTTCTTTCCTTATTGTTCCGTCCATTTTGGGAACATCTATATATTTAAAGCGGCGAGTTTCTTTAAGTAAAACTAATTTCCCGGTTCCTTTATATCCTCTGCTATCTTCCTCGTCAGCTATAGCGCTATGCGCATAATACATAGATTCAAAATTATCATCAATATATGCTCCAGCAATATTTCCGCTTTTTTTGTATTTGCTCGTGAATTGGAGTCTTTTTTCATAAATAACCTTTTTATCAAACTGCAAGATTTCATCAGTAGAGAAATTGCCTGAATCTATCTTGTATTGATTCACCAAGCGGTATTGCCTCTTGAGCGTCTTCCACTTCTCAGGATCATTATACTTTATTTTTAAGAATTCATCAAGAGAATCCGGCACGTTTTCTTTTAAGACTGCCGAATACCGTTCGAACTGATCTCTATTGTAGGAGGACACTTGTGTCAAAGTCTTGGGCGGATAATATTTAAGCTTCCCGGTAAGAGGATTTATATTATCCGCAAGCCACTCTTCATATGTCGTTTCTGCCGGAATAAGCACCGTTTTCCCGGTCTCGGGGTCCAATGCCCGGCGTTTGAGTTCGGCTCGGTTTTGTCCCTCTATGACTGCCGTTGTAGTGCAGCGGTCATTCGGATGGAGCGGCGGATAATTTACGCCCTCTTTCGCTTCGGAGACCGGAAAAGTCTTGCCGTCCAAAGCGCCGCAGACATCGCAGGTGCGCCCGTCAAGAGTGGCGAGGAATCTATATTCCGTTATGCCTTCCTCTTCGTATGCCGCTCTTTCAGCAGCGTTGTGCACACGGTTAGTCTCGGTGCGTATCAGCCGCATCGAGTTATACATTCCGGACTGCATAGCTTCGGCGAGCTGGCGCGCCATTACCTGCGGACCCGCTCCCGTCATAATCCCACGCGCCACAATACCGTATGCGCTGTTGGCAAGCGCGAATGTGTTCTGCCAGATGCGGTCAGAAAAATTCGCGCCTTTCCAGCGGTCATTTACTATGGTGTTTACGGCGCCTTTCGGCAGGGCTGAGAACTCAAAGCCTAATCCCGTACCGATCTGCGTGTCATATATACTGCGATAGTATGTATCCCCGCTCACGTCTTCAAGCAGCCGCTTGAGCTCCCGCTTCTCCCGGTCGGCAAGCAATGCCGTTTCCGTCTCGATATTGGCTTTCAAAGCCTCAAGGCGGTTTATCCTCGCGGCGTATGCCGGCGCATTGAGACGAGCAAGTGCTTTTCTCTTTATGGCCGGGTCTTTTATGTTATTGAGCTCTTTGCGCAGTGCTTCCAATTCCGCTTCCGCTTCTTTGGTGTTCAGCATCCGACGAGCTTCTTCCGGCGTCAATTCACCATTTGCCGCATAACGCGAAAATATCCGATTTATGCGGGCGTCGAGGTCTTTCTGCGCCTTGGCGTATAACTTGACCGTTTTTGTCTTTATAGCCCGCGTCGAGGCACGTCGGGCATATTCCTCGCGCTGCAGTGCCCGCTCCTCCCAATAGAGATCAGAGCGCATTATTCATCATCCTTTTCGGAATCGTCCTTGTCGTCATCGTCGCCGATAAACATCTTTGCGTTTTCCTCGCGCTGCTTCTGCAGCTCTTCATACGCCTGCGCGACATCATCAACAAACGGGTGCTTTGCTAAAAGCATCTTATCGGGCACAAGCCCTTGCGACTTCTGGATTATGTCCACCGTCTCCGCATCATTGACTATCATCGACTTGTGGACATCGTATTTTATAAGCGTATAGTCATAGTCGGTACCGTTCTTCAGGTTGATATCCTGCGTAATAAACCATGACAGCTCTTTCAGCATGACCTTTAACTTTGAGACAAGCGGGTCAGCCTTAAGGTCAAGCAGGGTGTAGCGGAATTTCAAACTGACGCCTGACGGCGCGCTGCCGAGCTTTTCATCGTTCATATCAATGCCGCGCCCGATATGATATATGTCCCGGCGGAGCATATCGAGCCAGGCGAGGCGCTCGGTGACATTCAGTGTGACCTGCTCCGCGCTTATCTTGCCTGACGGATCGCTTATTGACACCGCCTTGTTTATCTGCAGCTTCTGCTGTATCGCTTTTGCAGTCTCGCCGCCGTATCCTTGTATCATCCAGTAAAGCTCGACGAGATCTATCTGATTATTCGTCGACGCAGAAGATATCAGGTTATATGCGTCAAGCAGACCTTTGATTCGCGAAAGGTCGGTCTGATGCGCAGAGTTGTTATAAAGCGGAACAAACGGGATTCTCCCCCAAGACCGCGCTTCAACCGAAACGCGCTCGTCGTTGATTATCTGCTCGTTATACCAGTGCGGGCTGTTGCTTTCGAGCACGAACTCCCCGGCATCGTTTTCAACATAGCGTTTTACCCCTGTCGCAGTCCACCACTCTACCCGCTCCCGCTCCGTCTCTGTGCCGTTTTGCACGACGGTTATTTTATAGTGGCGGAAAAAGTCGGTAATCACCTGCTGATAACTCATATCGCGGCAGGCAATACATTCTGTCGTCGGGATAACAACAAAACAAAGCTTGCCGGCTGCCGAGTAATAGACATGCAGCCATCCGACGATACAATTCGACGCATTTGTTGCGAGGTCGGGGAGCATGTCCGCAAAAGCCTCGTCTGAGGTCACTGCGGTGACGGCGTCCTCAAAAGCTTTCAGACTTTCATCTGCACCGCCCGCTCCGTCATTTGCGCCCTCAACAGAGACGGAAAGTGGCTTGCCGAGGATGTACGCGACCTTCTGGTCGACCATCAGCGCATGGAAATTATGCACATTGTGGTGATTCGAATTGTTTTCGTTGATTATCTTAACACCGCCGCGCTTTATGCCCGCCGGGCTGTTTTCGTCTTCTTCATAAACGACCGTCTCGCGAAAATCTTTCTGCAGAATGTCCTGCATACCGCGATAATATCGGAGTCCCTCGCATGCCGCCAGATACTCCGGGTCTTCCCGCGCATTTTTAAGTACGGTTTTGATAATCTCATCGTCCGTAGCCGTATGGTGATACGCGAGCTTTTCTCTTATAAAGTCCATATTGTTAATCATTAAGTTACCCTCACATTCTGCTGGTCGTTCTCTGTGGCGTAGCGCGTGGCGTCAATCGTGTGGTTGTCTCTATCGGGATAGTTCGCCTTATAATTGCCGTCCTTATCCCGTTCGAGCTCATACGATGAAAATTCCCGCGCCGCGTTTGGACAGCGGGCGGGATCTATTATTATTTCGTCGAGGTCGCGCAGCCATTCTATGCCGTGCTTCACGCTGTCCGGACCCTTGCGTGCGCCTCTGACTCTCAGACCGTATTCATACATATCGGCTATAGACTTCGGTTCGGCGGAGTCTGCGATAATTTCGCCGGCAACTCCACGAGATTTTATACGGTCGGCGGCAAGCCTGTTGCTCATGCCCGCCGCGTATATCTCGTCGTATATGTACAGCCGCCTGCGCGGCTTATCATAGTTGCACGATATAAAAACAAACGGGTCAACCGCATAGCCCCAGTCTATGCCGCGCCTGATACGGTCAAACCGCGCAATCTCTTCATTGCTGATGGGCCGGATACTGATGTTCCGGAATACCTCGCCGCCCGTGCCGGTGACTTCACCGAGGAACTCGTGCCTATATCGTTCCGGCGAGTGCTGTTTCAGGTGCTCCGCCTCCAACAGCAGCGGCGCGCCTATCCAGTCCTGCGGCACAGTCAAATATGTGCTGTGATGTACCAGGCGGTCGGCGCGCTCTACGCGCACCTCATCATTCACCCACGCCCGCAGCGACTCAGGGGGATTGTACGAATAAAAAACATCGAATTTACTGCCGCCGCGCATGACCGACTGCAGCACATTATCGGTTTCCCGCATCCCGGAAAACTGATTCCATTCCTCGAACCAGATATAACGAAAATAGCCGAACGGGATTTTTATGGACTTGACTTTCATCGGATCGTCAAGACCTCGAAACATAATCGTTTGCCCGGTCGGCAGATATGTGATTTTCATCGGACTGACCGTCGCTTTAAAATACTGCGACACGCCCAGTTTATCAATAGCCCACAGCATTTGTGCAAAAACACTGTCCCGCAGCGTGTCTGCAATTTTGCGGAATACGATCGCGTTCGCGTCAGGGTTTTTAATGATGCCGCAGACAAATTCAAGCGATATATAGCTGCTCTTCGTGCTTCCGCGCCCGCCTTTAAGCACATAGTGCGTATGCTGCCCAGCACACACATCGCGATGCACCTCATAAAACGACGGCGCGATTATGTCAGTAAGCCTGACGGCCATGTTAGCCGCCCCCTATATCGTCGATAATCTGCGGCGCGTTGACGGAGACTTCGACACCGTCCTTGAACAGGCTGAAACGCTTTCCAAGCAGCTCCGCAGCCTTCAGGCGCTCCTTCTCGTCCGGCGGCTTATCCAGCACCTTTGCCGCCGAGCAGCCGTCGCCTTGACCTTCCACTACCACAACGCTCGCCGTGCTGTCTCCGCGCATCACGGCGGTGAGGTACTCCATGACCTCCTGCGCGTCGGCTATCTTTTTCGAGCTCAGCTCTTCGAGTTTTGCTTCGATGTAGGCTTTGACATTAACATTTCCTAACATTCTGGTTCCTGCCGCCGATGCCGTCGCATCGTTTTTCACATGCGGGTAAGCAGCCTTGTATGCTCTTGTCGCGTTGCAGTCAATAATGTACTCATCTGCAAACCGCCTTTGCTTGTCGGTCATGGGTTCACCTCCTAGTATCCGAAAAATATTTTGCACACATTGGCTTTTAAAAAAATTTTTTCAGATTGTTAATTTTTCTTTTTATTATAATTTGAAAGAGTTGTCAACGTTAATTTTATTTTCTCTGTTTCGCAGCAAATTAGCATCCAATCACATATTATTCTCGTAAAAAACAGATATAGACAAAGCTGGTGCGACCGTTATAATATAGTGTCAAAGCTGACGGATCTATAGTTACAGTAAAGGATATATTCGCTTGCATTTAAAATAAAACAACGATGATTCCACTATTCCGAAAATCAGAATTTTATAAAAAAAAGTAAAAAAAATGGAATATTCTGTCGAGCTAATGTATATTCCTGTTTTATGTGCGCGTTCCCGCGCATGGCCGTATATATCAAAAAAAGAAAAGGGAGTGTAAAAACGCATGCTATTCCAAAAAAGTAACATAACCATTACCGTCGTTAATTCGAATATCGACTCTCTACACACCTCCTGTGAGTCATCGTCTGCGGCTAAAACGAAGAAAAAGAAGTCGCACGAAGTCACTCACATTGTTCTATCCTTTACAGCGTTATTCCTCGCGATTTTCGTCGCATATTCGGCTTTCAAGTCGGACTCACAGACGATCTCTGTGCTCGCCTTGGAAGTATTAAAAATTCTTTTGGAGCAAATTTACAATTCACAAACATAAGCCCCGCTATTTATGACGCCGCGGGGCAGGCGTGTGTGAAAGGGGACATAAAAATGAAGAATAGAATATCGGTAACATTCTTCATCCTAATGCTAACAGAAATGAATTCCTCATTGTCCTCAACTTTGCCGAATATAGCGATAACAAATATTGCTACAATTCTTAGCGGTGTTATTACCGCCAGTCTTTGCCGCCACATCTTCCCATGTCAGTCCCTCGATAAAGCGCAGCGTGAATATCTGCCGGGTCAGGCTGTCGGTAATATCCGATATGTAGCGCTCAAGTCGGCTGCGCTCATATATGCTCTGCTCGATTTTAGCCTGGATTATAGCTTCGAGATCCGTTATCTCCGCTATGCAGCGTTCAAGCGCAGGCTCAGGGTTCGGGCTATGCGGCATACCGTCGTAGTTCGGCGACCTCGGACAGAGCAAATTTGCCCGCAGTTCCGCAAGCCTCTCACGGTCAAGCTCTATCTCCTTGTCAAGGTAGTACAGCTGCGACAACTCTTTAAGCGTCATTTAACAGCCTCCTCTCGGCGTTTCTCGTGTTTGTCGAGCTCTGATTGCAGACAATGCCGGAACGGGCACAGCGGCCTCTCCCCGCTTGTCTGTACGAGGAACACACAGTGCTCGTTCGGGCAAATCTCAGGCACTGATGTCACCGCCTAGCAATTCATGTTCGCCGCTCTGGAGCTGAAGCTCCGTCTCGGACAGTTCATATCCCAGCTCGCAAAGAAACTCATAAATCCTGTCAAGGCTTTGGTTTTCCTTGTGCTGCGGTGCCCGTTTGGATTTATTTGACGCATACCACCCGTCGTTGTAGTAGCCGTTGCATTTATCGTCTCCGGCAAGCGCATACGCAACAACTATCGGCGCACGCTTGTCCTCGGCGATAAACTGCCGCCATTTCGGCGCATCCACAGAATACTTTTCATCGCTTCCAATCTCGGAATTGATATATTTTCTGTCGCACGAGCAATAGTCCGTTATCGTACGACCCGCGAACTGTACAAGCCACTTGATGATTGTTTCTTTGTGCTTTTCAACGGCGGTAAAGTTCTTGACAAAGTTTGAGCGGCACTCATAGGCTGTTTTTGTCAAGCGCATTAGCTCGCGGTTGGCGCTGTCTATGCGCAGTTCGCATTCTGATTTTTTCTCTTTCTTCTTTGGTACTTTGGCCTTTTTGCGCATAAGGTACGCCGTGCCGTATGATATTTCCCAAAAAAGTTCCTCTTTGTTTTTGGGCTTTTTAAAAGTTCCCTCTTTCCAGTCTGCAATCTCACACCGTTCAATCCATTCATAGGCGGAGCTGTAGATTTGGTTTTTTACGGCTTTTGCGCCGATTGCCTTTAGCTCAGCTTTGACAAGTGGCGTTTTTTCGGCTTCAATTTGTCGCCTCTTCGCGCGAGTAAGGCGGAACTCAAACTCGCGTGTTCCGACAACTTTTAGCAGCTCGCGGCGCTCTTTTTCGTCTTTTATGTCCGCTATCTGCACATAGTCCTCAAGCTTTCCGCCGCGCTCTACCGCCTGCTGCATCTGCGCTGTCGGCAAAGTCGCTATCTTCAGGCGCTTACGCACAGTCGTTTCGGCGAAGCCGGTCTTTTCGACGATTTCGGCAACCGGCACGCCGAGGTCAAACATCATCTGCATACCCTGTGCCTGCTCGTAGACCGTCAAATCAGATCGCTGCATATTTTCAAGCAGCATCGTAGACAGCTGCGTTTTATAGTCCATATCAACCACGGCGCAGGGAACCTCAGTCAGTCCTGCCTGCTTTGCGGCCGCGAGTCGTCTGTGCCCGATGATAACGGTATACATGCCGTTTTCGGCCGGAACGACCGTCAGGTTCTGCAAAATGCCGCGCGCCTTAATAGATTCCGTCAACTCCGTGACGTCGCCGATATTCTTTCTCGGGTTGTCAGGATGCTGCAAAAGTTTTGTTACTTCGATGTTTGTAATCATGATTTGTCTCCTTTCAAAAATCCCATTTCAATGAGTTCCCGGCCGCATCTCGGACAGTCGTGCCGGTCATTATCATCTGCTTCGAATATCTTGTAGCAGTAATAACATCTCAGGCAGCGTGTTTCCCGGTCACTCGTCCGCTCCCGTATGTAGCGCCTGTTGGTCTCTTCCTGGGTTATTTGTTTCAGCATGGCAGCTCCTCGATTCTCACATAAATTCCCGGCACAGCAGCCCAGAACTTTTCACAAATCTCCGAAGTGACCTGAGCATCGTCTCTCCAAAAGTGCAGGCGGGTCATGCAGTCTTTCAAGGCTTTCTCGAGATTGTCCGTATCGGGCTTCGAGGTTTTCCATTCCCCGTCTCTGTGCTTAGTCCCTGTATTGCTGAAGCACCATTTGACCATCAGCCTAACTGCGCCTGAATACGGTTCCTGCGGAATGTGTTCTGCCAGGTGTGCCGTCAGCTTACTCCTTGCCGCTTTCAGCTCGGTTGAATCGTACATTATCGCCTTACCGTTTTTGACGGTTATCTTTTTGTCGTGATGCGTTACCGTGGGCGGATGCATCGGCATGAAAAATTCAGTTGTCATTTCAGTTTCCTTTCTTTTTTGTTTTTGAAAATCGCCCTTGTCAAGGTAGGGAAGAAGTTGTGTGCGGCGGCAGCCTAAGCCGCCACACTTCTTTCCCTTGACTTTGAGGGAAGGGAATTTCCCCACTTATATATGAAATATATAAGTGTTTTTTCCCTCAGAAGGAATTTCTCGATTTTTTATCGACTTTTTCCTTGTGAGGGAATTTCTCGATAACCATTCGACTTTTTCCCTTGTAGGGAACGGGAAATTTTATCGACTTTTTCCCTCGTTTTTCTTTCCAACTTCTCCGTCGTCAATCCAAAAACCACCATGCTCTGTCAACCTTTTGCGAACCGTTTTCGCTGTTACTCCGAGATATTCAGACAACTCATTCACTGTTACCCGTCCATCCATATTGCAGGCATCGAAAGCAGTTTCTATGCTGCTTGTTCTATCCTTTTTTCGCTCGGATGAGGTCTTTTTGCTGCTGAAGTTTCTCCTGAAAGGCGAGTTTTTCGAATTAAAATCGCTATCCGGCTTTATGTCCTCCAGCACTCCGGTATCATCTATCCGATGCACGGGGTAATCGAACCAAAGATTGACCGGAGCGAACTTCGGGAACTCACGCAAAGTACCTTCAATCCGCCACGCCGTTCGCTGCTCTATGCTATTCCACGCTGTTCTGACTTCGGCAAGCATAAGATCGCGGGATGCCGGAGACAGACTCTCGCCGCACATTTTGAGCAGCTCGTGCGCGGTATTCTCTTCGTCCCGCGACGGTTCCGGCAGCTTGAAGCGGCGCATCCATTTAAGGCAGATTTCACACTGCGCCTTGTCCTCTTGCTGTTTGCGGATACCGTCGGTTATATCAAGCTCTATGAGGTCGAGCAGCGCGTCGGGGTCGCGGGCGAACACTCCGCTGCCGGACGCTCTGTCCATGCTCCTCTTGCCGCCCTGAGCGCCTTTTGAATGGTGGTGGCAGTAGATTACCGCACACCCGAGTTCGGTGCAGACCTTGTCAAATTGGTTGCAGAAATGCGCCATCTGATCTGCGCTGTTTTCATCGCCTGTGATGATTTTATAAATCGGGTCAATGACAATGGCGATATAGTTTTTCTTTGCGGCGCGTCTGATGAGCTTCGGCGCGAGCTTATCCATCGGAATGGACTTGCCGCGCAGGTTCCACACATCGATGTTGTGCAGATTTTCCGCAGCCCAGCCGAGCGTTGTATAGACATCTTTAAAACGGTGCAGACAGCTCGCACGGTCAAGCTCGAGATTGACATACATTATCTTGCCCTGGGTACATTTGAAGCCCAGCCATTCGCGCCCCTCGGCTATGGCGCAGCACAGCTCTATCAGCGCAAAAGACTTGCCGGCCTTTGATGGTCCTGCGACAAGCATTTTGTGTCCCTGCCGCAGAACTCCATCTATAAGCGGCGGCGCAAGCTCCGGCAGGTCGTTCCACACATCGGCGACGCTCTCCGGATCCGGCAGGTCGTCGTTTATGCTTTCAATCCATTCTTTCCATTCGTTCCATGAGTTCTTGCCGATGTTGGTATCAAGTAGATATTGTTTCTTTCCGTTGCGTTCAACGCCCGGCATACGGCTCAGCCGCGACGGATTTTTGTTCTGGCGGTCGATATCTATGCCGTTTTTCTTGCACACGTCATAGAGGTAATCAACGCGCTTGCGGTATTCGTCAAAGTTCGCGGCATCGATGCGTACAATGGCGTGCAGACTCTTTCCTCCGCTATAAACGAGACAGGCAATCGGCAGCTCGAGCTCGCGTATTATCTGGTTTTGATGGGTGATGTCGGTCGTATCGGATTCGACCAAAGCATATCGGAACTCCGTCACATTTTCATTTTTGACGCCTTTGCCGTCCAGAGGATTGAAGCGTATCCACGCCCCCGCCTCCGGCTTGCAGTCGCCTATTACGCGACCTATGTCGCCCTCGCATTTGCTCAGAGCCTCTATAAGCTCTCCCGCAGTCCTGGTATACACGCCTTTCGTCGGCAGGTATTTACTGTCTTTTTCCCAGCTTTCGGTGACATAACCGACCGTCTCCCCCGCCTCAAAGAGCGTTTCGAGATATTTGGTGATTTGCTCCACCGGATTCCACTCATCAGGTATGTTCAGCTCCTTGCCCTCAATCCAGCTTTTGTCAACGAGGATAAGCTCGTCTTTCTTTTCTCCTATTACGCTGTCCCAATCGAGTGCGCCGTCATCCGCCTGAAAATGCCAGCCGTTATCTTTTGCCATCTGAACGATAGTCCCCGCCGTAACCGGTGCAGCGGCGCCGTTGAAGGTATTCCACTTTTTTTCGCAGTCGCCGGCATGATAGCGCTTGTCCGGGCGTGACCATTCATCCCAGTCATCGCAGCTGTATCCCTCATATTTGAGCGCCATGCCGACTTCCACCCATTCGGAATATGTGCAAGCAGCCGGGTCTATGTATTTTATCAGCTCTTTCAGGTCGAGCTTTTCTTCTGTCATATCGTCATTGCCTCCGGTTTATAGTCTTTAGGCACAATGCCGCACGGAACACGCCAATCGTTTGCAGCTATGCGATTTATCATCTTTGTTGCAGCGTCAAAGCTCCATTCGCCTACATGCAGAAAACCGCGGGATTCCAAAAAGCGTATCTGTTTCGGCGTTGTGAGACCTTCTTCGCGGCGCTTGCTGAGGCGGTCAAGCAGAAGCTTTGCCTTGCCGGCGTTCTCGATTGCGTCGGGAAATATACCGAGCTTTTCGAGCGTTTTAATCTGTTTTTCCGTCGGCGGAGCACATTCCCACCCAAATGCCGGGACATAGCTTGAAAGATCCTGCGCGGAAATCGACATTTCATACTGCAGCGGGTCTACAAGTCTGCGCTTGCGCTTCCTCATTTCCTTGAGCTGCGCCGCAAGAGCTTCTTCACGCTGAGCGACAACATCGCTCTCCGCTTGCTGCTCGGCAGCCTCAATATCGACCGGACAGCCTGCCGCTTCGATATTCTCCGTCATCTTTTTTGCGACCTCTTCGTTTTCACATATCAGATGAGCAGGATGACAAAGTTCATGGCGTTCAGTGTGCCACAAGAAATCGAGCAGCAGAAGATCCTTCTTGCCGGGCGCAAGGCGCGTTCCGCGCCCGACCATTTGACTGTATAGGCTTCTGACCTTTGTCGGTCTTAACACGATGACGCAATCGACCGCCGGGCAGTCCCAGCCTTCCGTCAAGAGCATGGAGTTACAGAGCACATTATATTCGCCGCGCTCAAAAGCTTCGATTATCTCCGCTCTGTCCTGACTTCCGCCGTTGACTTCCGCAGCCTTGAAACCGCGCTCATTCAGAATATCCCGAAATTTTTGCGAGGTCTTTATAAGCGGCAGAAACACGACTGTTTTGCGCTCCTTGCAGTTCTTTATCATCTCGTCGGCAATCTGATACAAATACGGATCCAGGGCGTTGTCGATATCGGCCGCCTTGAAATCCCCGTTCTGCATAGATACGCCCGTTAAGTCGAGAGCTAAAGGAATCGTGAGGGCTTTTATAGGCGCAAGATAACCGTCCTTGATAGCCTGCGGAAGTGTGTATTCATAGGCAAGGGAATCAAAGTATGTGCCGAGATTGCGCATATCGCCTCTGTCCGGCGTAGCGGTGACGCCTAAGACATGCGCGTCTCCAAAGTGCTCAAGCACGCGCTGATAACCATCGGAAAGGCAGTGATGCGCCTCGTCGATGATTATGGCGTCAAAATAGTCGCTGTCGAACTGTTCGAGCCGTTTTTCTCTCTGTAAAGATTGCACCGAGCCGACGGTTATACGGTACCAGCTGCCGAGGCAGCTTTCTTCGGCTTTCTCTGTGGCACACATCAAGCCGGTAAATTTCAGTATTTTGTCCGCCGCTTGTTCAAGCAGCTCGCCGCGGTGAGCGAGCACAAGAACCCGCTCACCGTTCTGAACACACTGCTTTGCAACATTAGCGAAAACGACTGTTTTGCCGGTGCCGGTCGGCAGGACAAGCAATGTGCGGTTATTGCCGCTCGCCCACTCGTTGAATATTGCCCGTTCTGCTTCCAGCTGATAAGGTCTCGCGTCCAAGGATTAAAAATTCCCCGGAGTGAAAGCGGGACGCTGAGTGGATTCGTCCGGCTCAAGGAATTTCTTGACCTCATTGTAATAATTATCGTTGTAAAGCCTCTGCCCTATCTTGCAGCGGCCTTTTGAACCTACAACCTGCGCCCAGTTCATTTTCAGAGGTTCGCCGTGTTTCTTCTGACCGATAGCGATGAAGAACGCGCACACAAGCCCTTCTGTTTTACGCGAGAGGAAAAGATTATGTTTGACGATAGCTGTACCCTGCGGCGCATCTATCTGAAGCGTAAGCTCTGCCTTCGGGCAGGCAGACATTTTCTCCGAGCCGTTGAAATAGCCGCGCTCAAAGCTTTTGACGGTGAATTCATATTCCCCTTCCGGCAGAAGTACAAATTCGTTTTCGGCTTCGATTACACTGTCCCAGTCGAGGGCGTCGTTCCTGTTGGTATTGTAGTTTTCATTCATAGTTAATACTCCTTTTTATTTAAAATTTTCTTATATGATTGACGATGATATCGTAGACCTGCTCCCATGCGCCGATAAGGCAGCCGTTAATGAAAGCTTCGCCATAATTGAGAATCGGCGTGTCGGCAGTGAAGTAACCTTTCCACGCTACCGCACTTCTAAGCTCATCTTCGGTAACGTTGTTCGCCGTCATGAGTTCACGCAGCGCTGCCGGTAAGCCAGAACTCGGTTCAGTGTTCTCAGTGTTCGGGGTAGGCTCATCGGCATCGGCGGTAAACTCGTCGATTTTTGCCTTGAGCTCCTCTATGCTTTTTTTCGGCGGGTCGGGCAGCGCATTCGTCTGCGGCTTATCTTCCGGCGCCGCTGCGACATATGCACCGGAAGACGGAATAAACGGTGCGATGACGCTGAAATCGAAATCGACCTCGTCAGGCAGCCCGTATCTGTTCTTCGCATCCCAGCAGGGATGATGATTGGTATACATTACCCTTCTGCCGCCCTGTGCCTTTCTGCTGTCGGTCTTCTCGTCCTTTATCACGAACGTCTTATAGTTGACGAAGAGAACCGTGTCTGCCCATTCTTTTACGATCGGCGCGACATTTTTTGAAAGTTTCATCTCCCAGCGGTCGTATGCGCCGAGCTCGTCCGGCTGCTCAAACTTACGCATTTTGGCGTGAGCGGTCAGCACGACGTTAATACCTTTTGATATAACCTCATTGAGTAGGTCAAGAAGCCTGCCGAACTCTTCGTAGAGCTTTGTATAGCCCTTGCCGTATCCGAAGTCCTCAATGCTCTGTTTGTGATTTACGGAACATATATGATTACTTGCAAGCTGCTCTGCCCAATCCGCTGTGTCGATGACAAGCGTCATACACAGTTCGGGGTGATCGCGAACATATTTGACCTCTTCGAGAAGCATCGTCCAACTGCTCGGTTTGTCAAAACGCTTAACGTTCAGCCTCTTTGTGCTGCCTTCCGTGTCGATGAAAATCGCGCCCGGGAACTTGGAAGCAAAGGTTGATTTGCCGATTCCCTCCGGACCGTAAACTATGACCCGCTGTGCATCTTCGATTATTCCTGATGTTATGTTCATTAAAACTGTCCTGCCTTCCATGCTTTTTTAGTCTCCGTCGGTTCGTTCACCACATATCCGTCCTCTATAAGGACACTGCATTCATCGCCGGTGCTGACCCTTGTTGCTATCGCCTGCAGACCTTCATCCTCAAGCCATTTGCCGAACTCGGCAAGAGTATCAAGATCCATCTGCTCGAGCTTATCAAGCAACACAAAACCGCAACTGGGGTTGAGTTTTCGCACGATTGCCGTGGAGACCATGAGCTGATCCGCACCGGACATATTATCCCACTTGAAACCGTTGTAGGTCAGCTCGCCATCCTGGACGGACAGCCCCGGCAACGGAAGCTGTGCGGACTTGAGCAAGTCGGTTTTCTTTTGCCTGACATCTTCAAGCTCGTTCGTCAGCTGGCTGTACTGAGTCTGATACGCTTTCGCATCCTCTTCCGCTTTCTCTTTTTCAAGGTTGGCACGGATTTTAATGTTGATTTTCTCAACATTTTCAATGTCCTCTTCAAGCTCGGCGGTGCTCAGATCCTCGAGGTGCTCCGTCTCCATGTGCGCGATTCTGAGGTCATCCATAAGGCTCTGCTGCTCCGTCATAAGACGTTGAAGCTCAGCCTGGATTCCGTTTATTTTGCTGTTGACGGCGTCATAGTGATGCTGTATCTCGGCGGCTCGGTCACGCTTACGCTTATTCTCGGCGTTATGCGCCATAATACCTTGCTGCTGTTTGATAAGCTCGGATGCGGAAATCAGCTGCTCCGGTACATCCGGATACTCCGTCATCTCTCTGGCATACTTGAGTTTCTGATCGGCTATCTGTCCAATCATGTGGCGCTTGTTGTAGAGCTCCGTCTCGTCATGCTCAAGCTGTGCGAGCCTGTCTCCAACGCCGATTATGCGCAAAAGTGTGTTGGCTTTTTCCTTGTTTGATGCGGTCATAAACCTCGGCAAATCAAGCGCAAGCTGAGAAATAAACTCGTTTATAAGCTGCTGACCGCCTTTTCTGCCGGTAGGGTCTGTGACCTTCAAGGTGCTGTTCTTCCCGGTGCGCTCCACTATGATGCCGCTGTCCATTGTGATTTTGAGATTGGGCGGCAGTACAGAACCCTCACGCTGTGGCTCTGACGGACGAAATCTATCGCCCCCAAGCGCCCATGCAATGCTGTCGAGCACTGAGGTCTTTCCCTGACCGTTACGGCCGCCTATCACGGTCAGACCGTTTTCGGTAGGCTCGATTTTGACTGCCTTAATACGCTTTACATTCTCGAGCTCAAGGCTGTTTATCTTCATTTGACTTTGTTCTCCCTTCATGTTATTATGATATTGAGGTTTTTACCTTTGCCGTCTTCGCTGCCCACTCAGCGTTGGCGGCTTTTATAATATGCGCAGTAATCGTCTGTCGGCGGCGATTCGCGAAAAATCCCGGTCTCGTGGGTGTACATACATGCCGTACCGTCCCAGTCGCCGCACGGCGCTGCCATGCGTCTGCGCCAGTCACAGCTGTTGCAAATCGCCATTTTGCGCCACGGGTCTCGTCCGCGCTTCGGTGCCGGTGCCGGTGCTGACACGATTACTTGCTGCCGCCGATGATCGGTCAAGCCGGCGAGATAATCAATTGACACATCAAAATACTGCGCTATGTTCACCGCCATCGGCAGCGACGGACAGCTCTTGCCGTGCATATACGCCGATACCATGTTAGGCGCGGTGCCGAGTGTCGCGGCAAGGTCTTTCTGCGTGACTTTCGGCACGCTTTCGCGCATCAGGTCTTTTAGCCTGGCAGCAAGGATCTGCACATCGAACGGGCTTTTAGTCGTCTGATTTCCCATTGCGTTTTGTCTCCTTTCTGTTTAAAATTTTTGCTTTGAGGTCGTCCTCAAAAGCTATGAGCTTGTCCTCATGCCAAAAGCCATAGATGATAAGCACGACGGCGACAAATTCAAGCGCCGTCTGAAACATAAATTCAAGTAGCATATTCCTCTTCCTTTCGTATTGACTTTTTGCTATAGCAGCATTACAATTTATCTATATTATCGATGGGGTGATTATTTTGAATGAAGCCACTGAGTTATGGGAATATTTTAAAAATTTCCTTACATTCGACTTCCTTTTCAGCGGAAAAAACATTTTATTGTCTACTTGTATTGCCGCCTTGGGAATTTTGATTTCTTTTCTGTCTTCCAGATATTCGCGTAACCTTTCTGTGTGCAAGGAGTATTTAGAGAAGGTCGTTTCACCAATTTTTGAAATTTGTGAAAAATTCCTGTATCAAAATTTTGCAAAGATTCGAAAAGAGGATGCAGAGCACATTTTTAAAATAATCGATGAAAACCAGTTGACCTCTGGCGGAAAATTTAGAGAATGGCGTTTTAGACTAGATTCAGATATTAAAGAAAAAGGGTATATATCAAGCAAAACTCAAAAACGCTTTTTACAATTCATAGACTCTGAGTATGATAAAGTCTGTAAACAAGTCGGTATTCCAGTGAGACCTTGGCGATATCGAAAAAGATACATATTACCATTCTCTATAAAAAGTTTTTTTCATTTTTTCATTTGGCTTCTTCTTTTTGCCCTCTATATTGAGTACTGCTATGTAGTAATTACCGTCAACATATGGATGTTCAAAGAGCATGAATATTCAATGGCGATAACCGGAATGCTGTTCAGTCCCCTATTACTTGGGTTGCTATACAAGAAGCTTGATAGATATCGTTAAGATAATAATGAATTCTAATATCGCACAAAATACACGCAATGATGGTGAAGCGTTTTCATCGCTCACTACTACGGGCAAAATGGATAATGGCAATATAATTGCCGCAATAACAATATATTTCATTTTCCTACCTCCCCAAAGAAGCGGTGCCCGCCGATGGTGCAAACATAGGTCTGCGACTCGTGCCATTCGCTGCTTACCAGCGCGGGTGCATAAAAATATAGGATTTCGGCGTCTGTCACTGTCTCGCCGGCATCGAAGACCGCAGCGACGGCTTCACGGGTCTCGGCATTTGGCTCTACCCTGCGGTCGGTGTAACCATACTCCTCAACTATCTCCGCGGGGCGTTTGCCGGTCTTTTCACACGCATCTAAAATGCACTGTGAGACCGCCATTTTGCCATCAAACGGCTCGATTCCCGATTCAGCCATAACAACCTCGCATATAAGCTCTCGCTCGTCTGCGGTCAACCGGTAGCGTGCTGTGGGTATCTGCGCCGATACCGTCGGTTCAGGCGCGGTAATCGGTTCTGTCTCCGGAACCGCTGCCGCCGCGAAAAGCAGGACAAGCGCCAGCACTGCGGCAATTGTTAAAAATCCTTTTGTCATTTTGATGTCTCCTTTCTGTTTTTGCCCTTAGCTCACCATCAATCCGATGTCTCCGCGCTTGAACTGCTCAAGCCGGTCAAGCCTAATGTGGTACGAGTACGACCCGCTCGGATTTTTGATTGCGATACAGAAGGTGCATTTCCCCTCCCTCGCGAGCAGACGGATCTGATGCGGCGGTATGTAGATAACCTCTCTCAGGTACATTGACGCCTCGTCGACTGACATAAGTGCCATTTTTTTACGCATGGTGTTTTCCTCCTTTTAATTGATGTAATATGGATTTTTTGTTTTTCTCCCCCGCCTCGTTTTCGTGTTTAGCCATTTTGGCTAACGATTAGGCAAAAAAATATTCGTCTTTATTTCTGATCTTCAGAGCACTGGCAACGGCTTCTATCTCGCTCACCTTGAATTCAGACCTGTTATTTATCTTGTAATTCATTGCCTGATAGGAGATTCCGAGGATTTTCGCCAGTTCGGCCTGTGTGATTCCGGCCTCCACCATTTTTGCCTTCAGCTTATTTGTCGCGGTCATTATGTTTTTCGCCTCCTTTCTTTTAGCCGTTTTGGCTATACACATATCATAATTGTTATTAGCCAGTTTGTCAATGGTTTTCTTTAATTTTTTTCAAAAAAAGTTGACAAATTGGCTAATAGCTGATATTATTCAAGCAGGCGGTGATAATATGACAATCTATGATAGAATAAGAAAGTTAAGAGAAGAAAAAGGAATGTCGCAGCAAGAGCTTGCTGAGAGAGTAGGCTTCAAAACAGCTTCGGCTGTTAATAAGATTGAGCTTGGTCTCCGAAATATAAACCAGAGCAAGATATCTGATTTTGCGAGAGCATTAAATACAACAACCTCTTACTTGATTGACGGTGAAGGTAACACCTCAGCACAATCATTTAAACTTTTTTCTCCCAATGTAACTGATGACGTGGTTACCTTTCCGGTTCTTGGCAGTATCGCTGCGGGGTACAATGAGACGGCTATAGAGGACTGGAGCGGAGAAACAATAGATGTCCCGCGCTCTTTTCTCAAGGGACGAAGCAAATCCGACTTTTTTGTTCTCAAGGTACACGGCGATTCAATGTATCCCACATACCACACCGACGATAAAGTCCTCATTCTTCGGCAAACCTTTGTCGAGCGCAGCGGAGATGTCGGAGCCGTTATATATGATGGAGAATGCGCGACGCTTAAGCGTGTCGAAATTTTTGACGATATGGTGAGACTCAGTCCGCTTAATCCTTCCTACCCGCCTAAAGAATTGACAGGCGCAAATCTCGAGCAGTATCACATCATCGGCGTTCCTTATCTCCTCGTGAGAGAGATAATTAAAAACTAATTAAGAAAGCAGTCGCCCATCTGAGCGCGGTTAGATGAGGAGCAAAGTACAGATTATTGTAAAATTTTTTAATGTTCTAAAAATATATTGAATATTTTAGCCATTTGGGCGTAAAATCTTGTTGTAACTGTGTTTCAGTTACATTAAAGGGGCTGTTTATTTTTTGAGTCAGATTGAAAAATTGGTAGAGCGTTTTTTGAGTATCCCTAACGACTTAACTTATAAGGAGTTGGTTAGTGTTCTTTCTTACTTCGGATATAAAGAATTCAACTGCGGCAGCACTTCTGGCTCTGCGGTTCGCTTTGTCGACGAAAATAATAATATTATCAATATGCATAAGCCACACCCACAAAAGATAGTAAAGCGATATGCTATAAAAGATGCTATAGCTAAATTAAGAGAGGATGGAAAACTATGAAGGAGAATATAATGGAGTACAAGGGTTATTACACCGCCGTGCTCTATGATGCAGAAGACCAGGTTCTGCACGGAAAAATTGAAATGATAAACGACCTGGTTACATTTGAAGCCGAGCGTGTTGATGAGGTTGAAAGTGCTTTTCACGAAGCCGTAGACGATTATTTGGAAATGTGCAAGGCATTATCCAAAGAGCCTCAGAAGCCGTGCAAAGGACAATTTAACATAAGAATACGCCCCGAACTGCACCGACAGGCCGCAATAGAGGCATTAAAAGCAGGCATATCATTGAATCGTCTCGTCGAAATATCTATTGAAAAAGTAATTGCTGATGGGCAAAGCGATGTTATTGATGAAATAAATGCATCTGAGCGAAGGATCAAAGAGGCCGTCATAGATGCCAACAGTTCCCTTTGGAGCAACCTTACCAACACTAAAAAACTTTTGTCTTTGGAGGTAAAACAATGAACCTTTCAGATTATCTTAATGACAATCCCGCCGTTGCACTTTGCGCTGTTGATGTTACGGATGACAGCGTTCTCAGCACACTGCCTTCACTTCAAATAAGTATTGGCGACACCGTTGACATCGACACAGCAGATATCCCGGAGAGTCAAGTATCTGTTATATATTCAAGGCACGTTTCCGCAACACCGGAACCGCTCATTTCAATAAACATCTCGTTTAGGATTATATGCACTATGAATGAAGAGGGAGTGAAGCTCAGCAAAAACGATGTTTTAGAGCTGCTCAAAGCAGATAAAACAATAATATCTATGTGCGCCGCAAAAGCCTCTTTACTTCTTTCTCAGCTGACAACGCTTATGGCTGGCAACACACCTATTGTTACTCCCCCAACATTTGTAGCTAATAATGACGATTAATTAAATAAAAAAGAACCCCCGGTGTTCCAGCACCGAGGGCTCAGGCATCAACACACACCATGCGTATAGAGTGGATTGATATATTTATTATATCACCCGCTCTGAGGAAACACAAGTAAAGGAGCGGATTTTTTAATGGCAAAGCGTGAAAACGGCGAAGGCAGCGTATATAAACGCAAGGATATCAAGCGGCGTCCCTGGGTCGTCGCGTTGCCGGCAAGTTATAGCCTGGACGAGCAGGGCAAGATGATTAAAAAGCAGGAAATCCTCGGGCACTACGCATCGAGCAAAGAGGCAAAAGCTGCTCTGGCTCACTACCTCGAACACCCGGTCACAGAGATAAACATGACCGTTGATGATTTGCATATGATATGGCTATCCCGCCCGGAGTATAAAAACATATCCAAACAGTCCCGGGATTGCTACAACGCCGCCTGGAAGAAGATTCCCGAAGATGTAAAGGCTATCAAAATGCGCGAGCTGAGAACGGAAGACATGCAGAAATGTATCGATGCATACAGCGCACAAAGCGGCACTTCGCTCTCGTATATAAAAATCACATTTTCGCGTCTTTATGCGCTTGCGTTGGAGAGAGACATTTGTTACAAAGACTATTCTAAATTCGTTAAGCTCCCAAAGAAAAAGAAAAACGAAATACATCCATTTTCCACCGAAGAAGTGAAAAAGATAAAGGCTGCAGCACAAGCTAATGTCCCATATGCCGATATCATTCTCATACTGATTTACACGGGATTTCGTATTTCTGAACTACTCGCCCTTACTCCGGATGATTACATAGCGGATCAAGCCCTACTCATAGGTGGTCTGAAAACCGAAGCCGGAGAGAATCGCCATGTTCCTGTTCTGCCGGTGATTAAGCCGTATATAGAAGCACTTGTAGCAAAGCAAGGTAAAAAAATAGTATGTCGTGATGACGGCGAGGGATACAGCTCGAGCTACATGCGCAAAAAATATTACGACTGCCTTGAAGAGATAGGAGTTAAGCGTCTATCCCCCCATTGCTGCCGAAAAACATGCGCAACAATGATGGTAGAAAGCGGTGTATCACCCGAAGCTACACAAATGATTCTTGGGCACGAAGAATACAGCACGACCTTAAAATACTATGCACTTGTATCAGACAAAACTCTCCATGAGGAAATGGCGAAGATATCTTAAAATCCGTAGTAATCCCGTAGTAACGCCCGATTTCCGTTTAGCATTTATCATCCGTTGCGCACATCCAAGCCACTATATGTTGTGCTTTTCTCCGCAATTTGCTATGTGTATGTACTACATATTTGACTTTTAATCAAGGTGTCCGGAGTTCGAATCTCCGATGGATCACCAAATACAGAGAAGCCGCCTTCGGGCGGCTTTTTTGTTTTTAGATTTTTTAAAATTTTGTGTTGACAAAGGTATTTTTTGTGTTATGATATAGGTGTGCTATGACAGATAGCACACCTATTCTGATTTTGGTGCACTGCGGCGCGCCGGAATCAAAAAGAAAGGAGAATAGCTGTGGTCTTAATCGACAAGCAGAGCCGCGTACCGGCATACGAACAGATAAGGAATCAGCTGCTGACGCTTATACTTATCGGCTCGTTCGCTCCGCACTCACAGCTGCCGTCTATACGGTCCATTGCCGCCGACGCCGGTGTGAACATAAACACGGTAAAAAAGGCATTCTCCGACCTTGAATCCTACGGTGCGATATACACCGTGCCCGGAAAGGGAAGCTTCGTCAGCGAAAAGGCTTTCAAGAACGATTCGGTGCACGACACGGCGGTGTCCGAAGTTTCGGACGCCATCTCTGCCGCCCGCGCCAAGGGACTCAAAAAGCAGGAAATTATCGACATACTCAATGAAATCTACACTCAGGAGGAAGAATTATGA